CAACTTTTTTTTTTGTGATCAGTTGAAGGATGAGAAGAGATTGATTTATAAAGTGGAAACTGGAAGTACTAGAGTATTTTCTAATGGACCAATGGATCTTAATATATGTGTGCGAAGACTTTTTATGTCTTTTGCTTGTCATATTAGAAGTAATCCGATCTATGGAGAATGTACTGAAGGTATTAACTGTTTATCTACTCAATGGAATCAATTGATTCAACATATGTTATGTTATAATAACAAGTTCATTGCTGGTGATTATGAGGCCTGGGATAAATCCGTACCATCTCAATTATTTCATGCCATAAATGAATATGTTGTAGAACCCTTCTATCAGTCTTCTCCCTTTTATAAGAAGGAGGATACTGTAAGAAGAGAGACCGCAATGTATGCTATGTTTAATGCGCATCGAATATGTAATGGTATAGTTTATCAAATGCATGGTGGCTTGTCATCTGGCATTCCATTAACTACAATTTTTAACTCACTTGCAAATAGCCTTTTATTTAGATTATGTTTTTTAGATTTGGCTAGAGAGATGAAATTGCCTGCTGAACAAATGGTAATGTATTTTGAAGAATTTGTTAAATTTATTGCCTATGGTGATGATCATGTTGCAGTACCTGTTCCTGAAATTGAACATTGGTTTAATTTTATTACAGTTGCTAAATGGATGATAGCCCATGGTATGCGATATACAAATGCTGATAAGACATCTATAACAGAAGATCAACCAAAATTTCTTACATTAGAAAATTTAACCTATCTAAAAAGAACTACGCGAAAAGTGGAGGGAATTTATATAGGTCAATTAGACATACAAGAAATTATTGATACATTGTTATGGATACGTAAAGGCAATGATATTGAGGAAGCAGTTCAAGCAATTCTAAATTGTGCTTTATTACATTTGGCCCAGCATGGGAGAGAAATATATGAAGAACAATATAAGAAAATTTTGAATGCTTCAATTCGATCAAATCTTAAGCTAGTGTTAATGGATTTTGAAAAAGCATGGTCTCAAGCAATTGATGGAAAAACCATACTTTCATATTACGGTGTATTACAACGATGACTATTTTTCTTGCGTCTGACGTTGGTGGTTGGAGGAAAAAAAAAGAAAAATGGCGCATCAAACACAAACAATTTTTGAAACGACTGAAAGAGACATAAATAATGAAACTACACAGGACGACCAACAAATATCACAATTCCGAGATATGTCAGATATTATGATATCATCTGAATTATCATCATATAAAGCTTTTAATCCATATAAAGAGACATCCTTAATAGATTTCTTAGAAAGACCACAATTGGTTACTAGTATTCAATGGACATCTGCACAGTCTCAAGTTTTGTTGCAGAGCTTGGTATTTCCAGATATATTGTTTAATATACCTTCTATTTTTAATAAAATTAATAATTTTACATATTTTTCGGCTGACATCAATATAATGTTTCGCGTAAATGCAACTCGTTATCATTATGGAATGTTAATGGCTACTGCAGTACCTAATGGACTTAACCAGTGTTTGACTTGGACAGATAGTACTACTGTGGGTTTTAGTATGAATGGATCCATTGATAATATGATATCATTGAGCCAAATGCAACATGTTGAAATAATACCGACTTGTAATTGTGTTCAAGAACTTAAAATACCATGGACTCTTCCATTTAATTATTTAGAAGTAGAAAATTGGACAACTGGACGAGCTACATTAACTCAAGCTTTGCCAGCAAGAGTTATGATGAATATGGCGGTAGTGCCAATTTTTGTAGTTAATCCTTTATCAGCAAATGATTTATCACCACCACCTGTCACTGTTAATGTATATGCAAATTTTAGTAACGTTAAATTAGCTGGATATTCCGCGGCAAATTTTCCTTATGTGAATGACCCATATAGCTTTTCATGGACCACAGGAACTTATAAAATAAATAATACAGTAAATTCATCTATTGAGGCGCAATCAAATATAAAATTTGAAAAGGACAAAAAAGAGAGAAGTAATATTAAAGAAACAATAAGTAAATTCATAAAGACAATTCCAATTATTGGTGATATATCGATATCAGCATCGCATGTAGGTCATGGAGTGCAGAATGCATCCGCCAATATTAATAATACAGTTAATGCCACTATTGAAGCACAATCTAATATAAAATTTGAAACTATCGATCCTAAGGTTGAGGTTAAGGATAAAGTGGAGGGTAGAGTGGAAAAAGTTGCGCGTAAAATATCAAAATATGCTGGGAAAATGCGAGAGATACCTATTATTGGTGATGTTGCATCTGCTGTATCATATGTTGCCCACGGAGTTCAAAATGTAGCGCGATGGTTTGGGTGGTCATTACCAATTGATACAACACCAAGTTCAACTATGATAATTCGATACCAAGATTTTTGTCAAGCCGATGGAGTATCGCCTGCCAAAGTTTTAGGAATGTCGCAAGATAATCATATTGATCCTGATTTTGAACGAATGGGTTCTTATCCTATGGAAATGGCTATTATAGATATTATATCTCATCCTACATTGTTGTTCACCCAGTCAACAGTTGCTAATTTAATTTATTCTATACCAGTTAGACCATTAATTATGCCATATTTAAATGGAGTGATTGCTGGGAATGTTACAGTATACCATACTGCTCTCTCAAAAGTTGCATCATGTTTTACATTTTGGCGTGGGACTATTAATTATCGTATTCAATTTATAGCATCATCATTTCACTCAGCACGTTATAG